ACAATAACCTTGCCCATTGTGATTGTCTCTCCGCCACTTTTGACAAATTCGTCATATGCGCTTTTGTCTGTATCGTCCCGACAATCTTACCGGCATTTAACATAATAAATTTCGTCATCCTCACGACCTAAGATCGTTATTTTTGCTTTCATACTGGACCCCCGTTCATCTCGTGGCAGTTGGGGCACTCAAGGCCATATTCGGGCGACATGCACGATATATGGATTTCTACGACACCTTGCCAACGGTGTTGGCAGTTATCACAAAGGCACGGTCCCGTCCACCAGTGGGTTTCCTGGGCGAATCCTCCGGCCCCCGCTATTGCTCCGCGCAAGGCATTGTAAATTTTGATCTCGTGATCGTCCGGTGGCTGTACCTCAAAACAGTCCTCCATAAACAACATCGCTTTCTTGGCAACATCTAAAAGACCGGGAGCACAAGCAATTAGTCGTGCAGTCTCTTCTTGCACGCCCGCTCTTCCACACACGGACGCAATAAGCTGCCCGCTTTCCAAGTTTTTGCCGTAACCCGGTGTCACGACAGGGATGGTCCCTGCATGACAACCGGTGTTCAGCGGCCTGCATTCCCACGGCCCAGGGGTGTGCCTACAAACAAGGGTGGTAGGATCGGTTTGGATCATTTTCAACCTCCTTTGGTTTATATAGATCTCGTCTTGGATTGGCTTCTTTTTCGTGTAGCCAGGCCAACATTGCGAAAACATTTCGCGGACTTACCTTTTGCATCGCGCCTATGTAAACACCCCACCCTTTCAGGTAAAGACGGGTTGATGTTGGATCATAGCCAATACCTCAACTCTGGGTTATGCCCAGCCGACAGCATCTCGTAGGCTTCGTCACAAAAGAACGCTTCGATAGCGCCGTTGCCCATTTCCGTCCTAAGTTTTCCCCACGTTTCTTTACCCCATGTGATGGCTTGCTCCCAATTCTCTGCGGAGCCAACGGCGATCTCCTGACCATTTAAGCAGAGAGCAACCCTGTGCATTTGCGGCCCTATAATCTATCCGTATTTAACTTCCCTCATAACAATTCTCCTTCTTTCAGCTTTCTTTTTTAGGTTGTATTTAAATTTTTCGATGTCCGCTCTCCTTTTACCGCAGTAATCGCATATCCAGCCGTCAGTCCATCTATGCCGCAATCGACCTGGACAGGCGGTCTCCTTCGCATTTCCCGATTTTATTAATTCTTCGATTTCATTCATCGTTGCGCCTCCTATGATCTTCTGCTAATTCAGCGTCCAACCTGTTTGTGTATAAGCTGGAATACGAAGGAAGATTTTCAAGATACGCATACAATTTTGATTCAATATTAGCAATTAAATGCCCGTCTAATCTAACCAAATCGGCAGCAATAAGGAGCGCATATTCCCTACATACATTTGTAATATCATCCCCTATCCCAGTACACATTGCGGCAGATGCTCTTTCTTCATCCCTTGCCTGTTTAACAACCAATGCGCGTTCTATGTCGAGTGTTTCAACGGCATATTTAGCAGCTTCTTGTGCTATTTGATTCAGTGTTTTAGTTCTCATAAATCCTTTGCCCCGTCTATTACTTCCATAATTTTTGCTCTTTCGTTAAGCCACCAATTATTCTTTTTTACATCTTTGTCTAATTCTAATCTTGAAACCAAGGCAATAGCAGCGTCTTTGAGTTCATGGTAAGCATCATAATATTTATCATGGTCCAAAGATAATCTCGTAAATCTATCCTCGAACTCATACTGTTTAACAATTAGTAGTTTGCATTGATCCTCATGGTCACGAAGATCTTCTTGAGCAACCAAATAATTATACGGACAATCTCTATGCTCATTCATATTTTGTTGACTCCTTCCTCAACCAATTCTATTAAGTGATTATCGTTGCCTTTTATAACTGCGTCGTACATTGCTTCTTCGTTTTCAAGGCATCTGTCGTACAGTTTTGCTTTTTCTTTCTCTAATTGCTCTATCCGGCCTTTTAGCGATGCAACTTCGCATTTATACATAAGGCAATCTTCGCAGTGACCCATCTGGAAATTACTACTCATTAAGCATCTTCCATTGTTCACAAAATTCACAGCCACATGAAACAACGAAACACATCGTTCCGTCAATTTCCTCTTCTTCGCTTGAGTGGATTTTGGCTATTTCATTAAGTGCGTTTTTATAGGCCAACTTATAAAATTCTGCCAGTGTAATAACACCGTCTATGGCATCATACATGGTTGCGAATTTTTCGTTTCTCTTAATCCCCAAATGTTCGAGCCGTTGCATAATATCTTCGGCTAATGCAATCGAACCTATTCTTTTTTCTTTTGATTTGGAGTCGCTATTCATGATCATTTCTCCCTTTTATATCAGCTTCAACCCAGTCTCCCTTACGAACACCACATTTTGAACAAACCCATCCGTCGTCCCATTTATGGCGGTATTCGCATAATTTTTTGAAGTTATCTCCAAAATTAAGTTCTTCACCATCATAATCGAACCAGATATTGAGCATGTAAATTCCGCTTTCACCTGGAAGATCCTTAAATGTAACGTCTCTTAACTCTGTACTATTAGAATAGCTCATATCAAGAAAGACTTCCCAATACGGATGAGTCTCTTGCGTTTTACCCGTTAATATTTTTACTGACTTAAAAGCTATGCCCTGGCTAATTCTTAATTCGTGCTCTGTATCGTAGCAAGGAAGCACTTCATCATCTTCTATATCAACCGACAGAAACCAACTCCGTTGTTTGATTTTATCCAATTCAACCCACGGAGTTCCTTTTTCGAAATAATGATTCTGTATTCTGAATATAAAATCCATGGTTTATACCTCCAGATTCATTTTTGTTTTAATATATTGCAAATGTTTCTTTCATACCCTTTCCTCTTAATCTTTAAAAAACTTTTTCAATATAAGCTAATTATCTATAATCATGTTTTGGGGGAATCTGAGTATAATCAGTAACCGTTTTTTGAGAAATCTGAAAATAATCAGCAACCGCATTTGCGGCTTTTTGTAAACATACAGCCAAACCGTCTTTTCTATCATGCCTAAATTCGCAGATTTTTTTATAATTAATCTGAATCCGGTATAGGCAATTTTTTTCTTGATTCTCCGGGGAAATATTAATAATTGCGATCATGTTGTATTTTCCTTTTTATTTTTTTCACTATTTTTTTTGATGTTTTTTGAAAGTCTGTCATATAATACTACATTTACCGTTGCGGCAAGATTCATACAACCATTTGTGGGGATATAAACAATATCACGACACCATGAAGTAATGCGTTTGCCGAGAGTAGCGTCTTCTGCACCAAAAATATAAAACGCGCGTTGAGGATGTATATATTCATGTAACGATGTGGCTCCATTTATTATATCAACAGCTACAGGAACGCAGTCATATGGTATCATTCGTTTTAAATCATTAATATGGAAAAGTGGCATATTTTGATAGTGTGCCATTGTATCTACACAACTTTTTTTATATCTTTTACCGGTAAAAGCTAAAAATAATACATCATATATGCCACATGCTCTTAAAACGGCCCCGATATTATTATTGTTTTTTGGATTATCAAGTCCTATGCAGGCATACCCATTTATTTTTTTATCATTATATTTTATCATTGCTCATTTTTCATTTTGTTTTTTTGTTTGTCGATTTTTCTTAATAAGCTCCCAGTTTACATATCTTGCAATATCGAAATTATTTGTAAAAACAGCGTAACCAAAAACCATACAATTAACTCTGAGCTTTTCATGATCGTCCCTTTTTATGAGTTTGTATAAACTTTTTTAAAGTTTAGGCCATATTCCACCACGAGTTTGCCAGATTATTAAAAAACAAAACAAAAAAAACCTTCCGGTTATAAACCTGGTTTTTCCAGAACATGATCTTTGAAACCTGAGTTTTCTAAAAAAATCATGTTCAGTTCTGAAAATAAATATTTTCATGTTTCTCGCTTTTAAAAATAAAAGTCGCATGAGTGAATCGCACACTCAAAAACTTCGCGTTTAAGATAAGAATATTTTTATCTTTTCTCAAGAAAACTCTAGGAAGATTTCTATCGGAGACTGTCCTAGCAATCCCCATTCCGCAAAGTCTCACCGCTAGGTTACGACATTAAAAATTATTTTTATTTCCTCTTTTTTTAATATTTTCATCGCCTCTTATCAATTCCCCTAAAAGCATTTAGGGTAAAAACCCCTACCGGGAATCCAACCCGATAGGGGAATTGATTTTAAGGGTTATGAAGATTATTCATCTTCGCTTTTATCGATCTCCTTTTTCCTTTTTTCGATAAAAGCCTTAACTTCGGGAAGCAGGGAAACGATGGTTTTCAGTTTACCGGCTCCGAGATAAAAGGGACGGTGATTTCCATGGAATTCCGCAACGGGAATTCCCTTATACGATTTTTCGAGCATATGCGGCGTTTTGGAGAGTTCTGCCCTTTGGGCGTTAATCGTTTTCATTTCTGCCCGAAGTTTTTTGTTTTCTTCTTCGAGTTTTGCCAGAACTGCTTTAACGTCGTTATTCATCTTGTATCTCCTCTTTTTTATTATATACCCGTATAATGGGTATGTTATTAATTGCCCTATAGTTCTCCTACGCTATAGGGGTTAATTATTTATTGTTTTTAATAAATAAAATCAAAGCATGAAGCTCTGATTCACGTCCTTTGTTTATATAATAATCCCATCCTCCTCCATGAGTATTTTTTATTTCCTTTAACCGTTGGTTCAAAAGCATTTCAATATTCCCTAAACGCCTATCCTGTATATTTTTTTTATGGCTAGACGTTTCATACTCTAAACGTTTAATATTTTTATCCCTAATGGTAATTCTATTAGTACCATTAGTATTAAATCTTAAAGGATTAAACAAGAAATCAAGCATAAAGCTTAATTCCTTTATTGATCCCTCTATGGATTTATTTAAAAACGGGTCTTTGCTTTTTTCCCGTTTTAATTTTCTTAAACGAGATTCAAAAATCATTTCCAATCTCATGCAGGTTTTTTCTATCACACATGGCGCGTGATATTTACCCACAAAATATTCAATCGGGGTTAAATAACGGGTATAATTTTTACACCCGCTATAAGAACCAGCCGATTGAACAGGCCCTATCCCATCCATCTTTAGGCTTAATTTATTAACAGGATACATCGAACCTCCTTTATAATATAAGGGGTTTTTTATATAAGGCTCGGTAAGGACCGCGCTTTCGCGGACGCGCCAAGCACGCCTCGACAAGCTTGCAACCAGCGTGCCAGCTTTGCGAAAAATCCGCAACCCGCTCCCACGTCCCGGCTTCGGGAAAATTTTCCGGCAAGGCACGGTTCTTGCAGAGCGCAAATTTGCATGTAACGAAACGTTACAGTAACGAAACGTTACAACCCCCGAAAACCTGCAACCCGGTCAACCGCACGGTGTTCCGGGAAAATTTCAAAAATGTAACATTTCGTTGCACTCGGTGGGTCAAAGTGGCACAACAAGGTTGGCACGATTCTTGCATATTAATTATATTATATTATATATTATATTATATATAATATTATATATTATATAATATATACTCTCGAACTTCGTTCGAGCTTATATTTTAAATCAATAACACCTCTTGACAGGAATCGAATGTTGTGGTAAAACTTGTTTTTGTGGCTTGTAAAATAAACAGCTTTAAAAGTGTGTAAAAAGTATACATTTGACAAGGAAAACTAAAATGGGTAGAAAAGGCTGGAAACAGGAGTTAAAAACCCGTAAACTTGCTAAAATTTCAGAGGACGTTTTAATAAGAGCGTTAACAGCGTCGGATGAGGAGTTTACGTTCAAGGAGAAAGCGGAATTAGCGGCGAAGATATATTCCCGGATAATCCCCAAAAACTATAACATAATGGGTAGCAGTGACTTAACGGTTTCGGTGATTAATTATCAAAGGCCGAAGACAATTGAAGCTCGCGTAATAGACGACAAACCGTGTTTAGACAATGGCTCTGAAATCGATTCTAAGGCACCTATTAGCCTCTCAGAGAGCAAAACGGTGGGCAGGTAATACCATACCACCGCAAGGGGGGTTAAAATGCCTCACAATGGATTTTTTGACAATGAACATTAAACGTGTTATAAACCGTGTACGTGCTTAGTGTGTTTTGTGTCCCGCGTAAAAAGAGAGCCTATAATAGGGGGGTGCCACCCTCCCCAGGTGATACTCCTATACTATACACGCGCGAACTTTTTGCACACGTCTTCACTCGGCCACAATTTTTCAAAGTTTAAGGTACCCTAAATAAAATTTATTTTTTAAAAAAAATTGACAGTACTTGACACATATTATATAATATATTTATGTTAAAAAATTTATGTAATTATTTTTCAGACAGTTCGAGGTTTTTTGATGAATACCACGCGACTTTCAATAATGATGAACGAAATAGGATTGTAGGTAATCTGGATGATTACTATTTTTATAATGTTATCGACACATTCGAACCGGAGCAAGATTATGAAGAATTACAAGGAACGTGAATCTGAGCTTAATGAGTTTTATAATTGGGGTAATCACGACAAACCGGTTTTTTTTGTTGACAGAGGTTTCATAAAAGGAATATTTGACGGAGGCTCTAATTTTTTAGATGCTGTTAATGAGGATGACTTAGATGATTTAATGGGGGTATCCTAAACTGAGCATACCCATCAAGCCTCTTATTTTCTGATAAGGCTCAATTATGATGGGTTTTTAACTGGAATGGGCGGGTCAGGCATTGATTGGGCGTTTTTCGAGAACGCTAATGAGGTCGGGAGATACACTGTGTGTATTGCAACCTTGGGAACCCGGTGCCCGAAAAAACATTGGCCAAGTTGTTCCCATTCCTTGAGAATAGCGGTAATTCAATTGGTAGAATCCACGCGGTGAAGATCCCGGGACGCTTCACCAAAAGGCGGGGGAATATGGGTTCGACTCCCATCCGCTATTTTTTTTGCCAGCGATTTGGTTTTGACCTGATTTTGTAAGTCAGGTAACTCGGTTCGATTCCGGGCGTTGGCTTAAATTAATAAGGTTGAGACACATAGACATGAAGCATCGTAAACTTGACAACAAATTAAAAAATTACAGATCATGTTGTTTTATATGGAATGAAAAACGAAACTTCAGTTGCGCCATTGCCGATGATGCCGATGTTTATGATGGAATTTCACCGTTTACATGTAGAATGATAAGAATTAAATATTGTCCTGAGTGCGGACGGAAATTTGTATATGCCTGATTTGCTTGTTCCTGTAAAAGAATTTCAACCGTTTCCTTGGCAACTTGATTTTCTTAAAAAGTTTGATAACAACAAATTTAATTTCGCCATGTTAAATTGGCATAGACGCGCCATGAAGACGACAATGTCTTTAAATCTTTTGATTCGTGAGGCTGTACGGAATCCTAAATCTTCCTTTTATTATATCGGACCGACATACAAACAGGCGAAAAGTATTACTTGGTTGGACCCGCAAATGTTGCCAAGATATTTACCGCGGCCCTATATAAAAAGAAAGAACGAATCCGATTTACTTATTGAATTCAAAAACGATACCATTTTCAGGTTGTTAGGGGGAGATGACCCCGATACTATTCGTGGCACGAATGGACAGGGGTACATTATTGATGAGTGGTCGGTATTCTCTGATCCTGATATATGGCCCGCCATTATTCGACCGATTTTGACGAGAAAGATTTCACAGGGTGAAAGGGCTTGGTGTATTTTTACATTTACTCCTCGTGGAAGGAATCACACATACAATATGTGGAATGATTGCGAAAACTGGGATGGATGGTATAAATCGATATTAACTGTTGAAGATTCAAAGTTAATGGGGGAGAAGGAGCTTAAACAGGCCCAAAAGGAAATGACACCTGCCCTGTTCAGGCAAGAGTATTATTGTGATTTTATTGCTGATGACGAGCGAGTAGTTATTCCTTATGATACTATAATTGATTTAAACAGGAACGTTTACACTGATGATGACCCCAGAATCTTTGTTGTTTGTGATCCCTCCGGTGGTGGAGATGAATGTCCTATATTTGTATTCAGAGGCACGGAATTAATCGATCAAAAGATTCTTATTGGCGAGCGTAACCCAATGGTTGTCACGGGTGAAATAGTTAACATGACCGTGAAATACCAAACACCGGACATCGTAATTGATGCAAACGGATTGGGTGAAGGGATAGCATTTAGGTTGAAGGAGCAGGGAAAAAATGTTATAATGCTCCGAGGTCAACACAGAATCAAGGATGATGAAAGGTATTTGAATCAAAGAGCGGAGATGTATTTCTACACACTTCATAGGATGGTTCAACACAAGATTCATCCGATTGAAGACAGAAAAATAATAAATCAATTGACGGCGGTAAGATATGAACCATCTTCATCGGGAAAGATTAAATTAGAACCAAAGGACGCTCTTAAAAAGAGGTTTGGACAAAGCCCTGATAGATCAGATTGTTATGTTATGGGAATTTACGGATTGAAGTTTTTGAAAAGACGAAAAAACACTGGACTTGATTTTGGTAGAGGACAAATACGTGCAAGAAAAGAAAAAAGCTATAAAGGAAGTAAACGAGGCTGGTAGGGCGGCTTATTGGAAAGTTTGTAAAGTTTGTAAAAATGATTTTATTTTTTATTTAGATCCAAAAACAGAAATATGTCACATTTGTAGAGGCTACGATGTCCCGAAAAGGAAAAAACGTAAAGTGCTTGAACAATGATCTATGTTTCTTTAAGGGAAACAAAATGAGATATGAAACCAATGTACCATGTTATGCGAAATGGGATGTGAGAAAAACGTGTAGATATTGGTATTATAATATGAAGAAAAGGACGGAAAGTGACAACCCAACTATATGAGCAATCATACCAAGAAAATCTTGGTGCTTCTCCTCAACCAGATAACAATGTGGGATTATCCCCTAGAATTGAAACAGATGAAGAGGTAGCGCGTCGTGAGGCCGCACTTGAGCTAAAGCGTGCTGGTGATAATTATAAATCTAAATTCATGAAAACATGGATCGAGGTACAAAAGCAAATAAATTGTACCCCACCTGCTGATTGGAGTGATAAAGAAGAGTGGCAAACCCAGATCATGATCCCGCTACAATTTAAGACAGCAGAATTGTCGAGCGCCATTCTTAGTGAAATGGTTTTTGGGGATAGACGTTTTTACGCATTTAGTGGAATTGATTCACAGGATAGGGAATTAGAAACAAATCTTACCAGATTTATTGATATATTGCTTAACAGTGGTGGTTTTTGGATTCAAAATGGATATGTTTTGCAGGAATCGTGTAATATTGGAACAAGTTTCATGAAAATGATGATCAACCCCAAGAAGCCCGGGTTGATTTTTAAGCACCGAAGTCCAAAAGACTGCTCAATGGATTCAATTGCCGTGAGTGATTTTGAGGATTCGAGATATTTTTCTGAGGATTTTCAGGAAAATATTGTAGATATTCTTAATAATCCCTTATATGAAAATAGCAAGAAGAACGATTTGCTTATACATCTTGGTGGGAAAAATGCCGAAAAAGGCGATAGGTTCATGAATCTCGCCGCATCTGAGGGCGCAACCTCGCACAAGATCAATAAAAAATACCAAGACGTTGATATTACTGAATTTTGGGGATATCTACCGGTAAAGAAAATTAAAAAAATAAACGGCTCCCCCGTTGAATATATGGGAAGAGAGTGGCGAGTTCTAACCATAGCAGATAAAACCATTGTTCTTAGGGACAACTATAATGATTATGAGACGATCCCTTATGTACGCGGTCGAACCAAAAGAAAACTATATCACGGTTACGGAAATGGATTTTGCGCTAATGTTATTGGTGTACAGGACCTTGTGAATTCTCTTGTTAACATTGGCATGGACACGCTAAAAATTCATGGAATAGGGATTCTGGTTATTGACGAAGATAATGTTTCTGACGCATCGAGTATTGCATTTGAGCCTCTAGCTAGATGGAGAGTCAGAAATGGCAAAATGAATGCTATTGATGTTAAGCACTTTGGCTCAAATAAGATGAACGAAGTAGTTGAAGTGATCGGATATCTTGATCAGGTTCATCAGGATGCAACTGCCCTTTCAAGACAGTATCAGGGTGTTGAACCGCTTTACAATAACTCAGATGAAACGCTTGGTCAAACACAATTAAAAATGCAGGCCATTGAAAAACGTTTTCTTAAAACAGCAAAAGAATATACAGAAGATTTTGTTGTGCCCATGCTTAGAAAAGTATTTAGAATAATAACGAATCCTAAATTCGTTGACAGATTTCAAACATTGGCCGACAGAACAATTGGTATTAAAGAAATCCCCAACCCTCTAAATGAGAAAATTATTTTGGAGGCCCAGATGACCGGTCAAGAGCCGCAACTTCTTCCGCCTCTCAAAGTACCTAAACTTGATTTAAAACAAATTGGTGAGATCGGACTTGACTTTAAGGCTACTGGTATGTTACACTTTGCACAGAAAAATGAATTGCCCGCACAAATGGAAAAATTACTTAATCTAGGATCTAAGATGCCTAGCATTGGGATTTTGCTTAGAATGGAGCAGGTACTTAAGACGCTTTTGCAAACATCTAACATTCCAGATTATCAGGATTATATTAGGCCGGAGAACGAAAGGGCGATGTTGGTTACGATGATTCAGGAACAAATGAGAGCAAACATGAATAATGAAATGGTGATGAAGGGAATTTCAAAGAGAATTGGAAACCCACCGCAAAGGAGAGGTAATGAGTCAACGCGATAAAAAAGAAGAGCAATATGTTAGAGAACGGAAGGCGGAAGCTGAAAGCATTTCATCAACATTGAATAGTCCCGGTTGGAATAAATATATTTTTCCGAGGATTTGTGAAGTATATGACGAATCCGAGCATTTCGCTTTTGATGAAACAGAAGAAGGGAGGAACGCAAGGGCAATTTGTAAAGCGCTTAGAGAAGTATTTTCCAAGATTGGTGTAAGGGTTGACCAAGGAAACAAAGCAAAAGAAAAGTTGACTAAACTTTTAAATAGATAACAGGAGGCCGTCATGCCTAAAGAAAACCAAAATCCAAACGCTCATAATGCAGAAACTCTTGAAAGTCTTGAGATGTCTGCTGAGGAGGCATTGGAGGAAATAAAGAGGTTGCGTTCTGATTTGACGGATAAAGACCGTCAGTTTCAAGAACAATCTACCCGAAGCGCCTCTTTGGAATCACGACTACAGGAGCTTGAAGCTCAGCTGAGTCGTTCCGAAGAAGAAACCCCACACGAACAAAACTCAAATCTTGAAAAAGAATTGGAAGACATCTTCGAAATGAACATTGACGATCCCCAGGGCGCGGCCCGGAAATTGTCTGAACTTTTGGAGAGGTCAAAAAGAGAGGGTTTTTACCAATCGGGTGCGCTAATTGAGCAAGGATTAGCAATGGATAAAATAAAAAACGAATTCCCCGATCTTGCATTTCTGGAGAAAAATATACGTGAAGACGCAATCCAGGAACTTAGACCAGGAGTAGATATGTATACAGCTCTAAAGAAAACTGCGGAGAAGTATCAAGCGCAGATCGACTCCATTAAAAAGGGGAAGAGCAAGGGAGATGACGAGATTCCCAATGGGGCGCGTGGAAACATCAGTGATCCTACTGAAAAAAACACACCGCCCCCTAAAGAGGAAGAAGATTCTCCCGAGGACGATGTTGCTCAAAGATATGAGGACTTTCGTTCTAAAATTCTGTAAAAGGAATTGAGTTGTGGCTATTACCCAAACTACGTGGCTAAATAATGGCACATATTATTATTCCCCTAAGATGTCCAAACAAATGCGGATGCAGGCCGGTCCCCGGTACATCATTCGTCAGTTTGTTGACATTAAAGAGGGACTTGGTGCCAACGCGGGTGATACGGTCGAATTCAAAAAGAAACTTCGCATTGATACGAGGGGTGGAACCCTCACTGAAACAAATACGATGCCCACGAACAGGATTAAGATTGTTAAGGATTCTGTCACCGTGACTGAGTATGGTAATGCTGTTGATTATACCCAGAAGGCCACTACGCTTTCTGATTTCGACATGCGTGACGAGTACCAGTCTGGTTTGATTGATGACCAGCATGACGTTCTTGATCGTGCGGCCTGTACGCAGTTTCAGTCTGCTAAATATAAATGCGTTTGTTCTGCTACGGATACGACCACTTTCACAACTGACGGTACGGCTACGGCCACCGCTGGTGTGAACCCGTCTGACAAAAATATGCGACGGATCGTGGAATACGCTAAAAAGCGTCACATTCCTAAACTCGGTAGTTTTTACATTGCCATTTTGTCTACGGACGCGATGGGTGGTGTTTACGACTACCTTGAGGCCATCGCACAGTATGCCGATCCCAAATTTCGATTTAATGATGAAATCGGAAAGTATTATGGTGCTCGGTTTATTGAAGAGAATAATGTTCTCAGTAACAGCATCGGTAGTTCCTCCAAGGGAGAAGGACTCTTCTTTGGTGGTGAGGCTGTTACGGAGGCTGTTGCCCTTAGCGAGGAACTTCGATATGAGGAAACAGATCTCGGAAGGTCGAAAAAACTCGCTTGGTATTTTATTGGTGGATTTAAGAAAACCTGGGATTTGGATAGCGATGACCAGAACTCCACTAATCAAGGTATTGAGCGAATTATTCACATTACGTCTGCGTAAAGGAGTTAATCAATGGACGGCAAATATGATGATCAGAAGTTTGGCATTGTACAGCGTGCTTGGTTGCTTCCTGACACGATTGCTGAAATTGGGACTGCTGGCACGATAGCCGAGGCTTATATCTCGCTTCCCTATAAAAGTAAAATCGTGAAATTCGGTATCCGAGCCGGAAACGAAGACGTTGTGAATTCCACTTCGACTACGTTTGAACTGCGAACTGTTAACGGGACCAAACTTGCTACGTTTGTTCCCGGGTCTAGTACCATTGGTACTGGTGAGGCAACTGGAGTCGCGCCCGAAACCGCTACGTCGATTGCACAGAATCATGGCATGGTGGTTTGTATTGGCACCAATCCCGGTGTCAGCGGTAGCGCAAACTTTTTTGTTGACTATCAGGCTGATTGGGAAGGCCCTACGGTTTAACCAATAACAAGTTATGTGGGGGAGGGGATATTCCCTCCTCCATATAACCAACTCAAGAGAGGCGCCGTGAAAATATTACACTTGGGGCATCACTGTTGTATAAGAATGTCAAAAGAATGTATCGCTTTATCAGAAAAAACTAAACACGAAATTCATGGCGCCGGAACAAGATCCCCGCTATGTATAGATCATTTGAAATCATTTTTCACATTTGTAACAATAAGTCAACTAAAAAACTATATCAAGGGTGTTGATTTTGATATAATCCACATTCATAATGAACCTAATTGGCTTGTATATATTGTTAAGGAATTAAGGCCAGATATAAAAGTGATTTTGGATGTTCATGATAGTATGACCTATAGATCTCAACAAGTGAAGCACTTTTCAAATGCAGAAGAGATTGCATTCGATTTGGCTGATGGTTTTGTTTTTGTTGGGGATAAGTGTTGTGAGATATCATTAGAAAAAAATAAAAATCAAATTTCAGGAAAAAGGTATTGCGTTCTTCCGTCTTATGTGAACGAAAGATATATAAAGTACAAAGATTGGTCACGAACAGGCGGTCTTGTTTACGAGGGCGGAACGATGATGAAGAACCGTCATCCTGAGTGGATGATGTATGCAGATTACAAAAAGCTTTCTGACTCTTTAAAAGAAAAGGGTGTTCCGTTTTATTTGTACACAACTGGAATGGACAAAGAAAAACAGGAGTATTATAAAAACGCAATCCTTGCCGGAAGCCTCCAATATGATAAAATGATTTCAACAATGGGTCATCACGATTGGGGTCTGACTGGAAATGTGGATAAATTCATGAATTGGGATGTTGCGATGCCAAACAAATTATTTGAATACATGGCTGGCGGTATTCCGGTTATAGCAATGAACGCAAAAGAAGTTGGTAAATTCGTTCAAAAACATGGAGTAGGTATATCGGTTTCTTCTGTAGAAGAATTAATGGATAGATGGGAAGAAAGATACTCGTGTCGAAAAAATGTTTTCCTTAAAAGAAATCAATTTACAATGGAACAAAACATACATATTCTCGAAAAACTTTACCTTGGAGTAATTTAATGGAAGTTGAAATGTATTCATATTGGAATAACGCATGGGTAAGATATATTAATGATTACTTCAAAGAGAAGGAAAACATTTCGATAAACTGGCACATTGGCGGAAGGTTTGAAGCACCGAGTGAATATAATAAGAAAATTGGTGTTATCATGTGGGCGAATGAACACGCTGAGTTTGTTTCAAAATGCAATATTAAAATCTTTAAAAAAACAGTTGTGTTTATTAGAAGTTATGAAATTTTTTCAGGGTTTATACAAAAGATTAATTGGAAGAACATTGATTTAGCCGTTTTCTGTAACAAATCTTTCCTTGAAGTAATTTCTCCGCAGATTGCATGTAAAAGTATTTATATTCCCAACGCAATAAACCTCGATGAATGGAAACCCCAAAAACATTATCGTGGTTATAATATCGCAATGGTTTGTCATCTCAATCACAAAAAGGGGATCAGCATGGTCCCACAGGTATTATACGAACTAAATAAGATTGATAAAAGATATAATATTCATATTGCTGGCGCACCACAGCAAACACGACATATAGTTTACATGAATCACATTCTAAAACAAATGGGTCTAAGAGATAGGGTAATAACTTATAATCACATTAACGACATTCAAGGATGGCTGGATGATAAGGATTACCTTCTTACAACGTCAGTAACTGAAGGGCACCCGAATAATGTCCTTGAGGCAATGTCGCTTGGAATTAAACCCGTTATTCATAATTGGATTGGATGTAAACATAATTTTCCGGAAAATCTTATTTGGACAGGGATTAGTGAAGCCGTTGATTTGATCACAAATCATGAATATGATAGCATGGCATATAGAAAATTTGTTGAGGATCATTATTCTCATAAAGAAGTTTATAAAAAAATCGAAAAGATTTTGGAGGAATTAGATGGCGAGTAAGAAAAAGAAAAGCTGGTTTGGGAAACTTATTGACTCAATTCCCACCCCGGATTGGGAATCCGCAAAAGAATTTAAAGAGGGTCAAGACTATAAACGTGATGCTATTAACGAGCTTGTCGGGGTCAATTATGAAAAGGGAACTGAATCAAAAAAATTAAAAAAGATTAAAAGAAATAAACACGTCAGGAATTATAGTTAATGGTTGGAATTAGCGTCGGAAAATTCAAAAAGATAAGCAACCATGAATTAATGGCTCGTGGAATGAAGCCCCGACTTGGACACACTTTTGAAAGAATAGGTGTCAGTGGGGATGAAATGGCACATGATTTCAGGTGTCCAATTTGCGGTAGATGGATTGCCTATGACCACTCGGAAATAGAGAGATTCATAAAAGAAGGGAGATGGGATTTCAGAAAAGGAAGACTTCTTCATTGTGGAAACTCTACTTGTCAAGATTATCAGGAACTTATTGAAGAGGACAAAAAGAGACAAGAGGAAGCGATTAAAGAAAAATCCTGGGGTTTATATATGAAACTTAAAGGAACGGGATTGGTGGCATGAGAATATTAATAGCTCGCCTCGGAGCATTTGGGGATACATTAATTACTACTCCAGTTATTAAAAAACTTAAAGGTGAGGGCTATGAAATATTCTATTTAACAACAGAAGATTCCGGGGCTGAGGTTCTAAAAAACAACCCTAATGTGGATAAGATAATAAAACATAAAAAGGATTCCATACCATTACATAAACTTGTTGATTTTTTCAAGGCAACTCAGAAGGCGTATGAGTGCGATAAATTATACGATCTTTGTGAAAGTCTTGAGTGCAATCTTTCTTTACACCCCACACAACCAGAATACAATCTTGATAAAGAATCCAGAAAGAATCTTTGTAATAAAAATTATTATGAGGAGTGTTACGATTTTATAATTAGAAAATATGGACACACTTTCAATAAATTCGATTACACTCCGGAAATGTTTTTTACTGATAAGGAAGAGGAGGAAAACGCAAGATTTAGAGAGAAGTTTATTGGAAAAAAAATTATAGTTTGGGGATTGTCAGGAAGCTCGTTACACAAGTTTTATCCACACACTCAAATTGTAATGTCTGCCATACTTGAAAAATATAAAGACGTTGTATTTATTACGGTTGGGGATAGAAATTGTGAGGTTCTTGAAGGTGGGTTAAGACACGAGCGCGTTATATGGAAATCAAATAAATGGAGCTTTCGTCAATCGTGTTTAATGGTAAAACATGCGTTTCTTACGATATCGCCAGACACGGGATTGCTTCACGCTTCCGGGTGTTGGGATAATCCTAAAATCGGATTACTTACATCTGGAACAAGAGAAAATGTAACAAAGTGGTTCAAGAATGATTATAGTATAGAATCAGAGGGTGTGCCCTGTGCCCCCTGTTTTCGTTTGATTTACAATGCGAAAGTGCAGTGTCCTTGCGATCCCGATCTGGTTACTCCGTTTTGTTGCACTTATGGTTTGCCGGTTCCCAAAGTCATATCTAAGATAGAAAGGGTTTTACATGAACACAAAAGATCTTAATATTGAAATGAAAGATAAAAACCCCAAATGTCCGCTTTGTGGTAAACCGCAATTTACAAGTTATAAAATAAGATGCCAAAGTAATGATGTAGTCGTGTGGTTTCATTGTCAGTGTGGAACGATCTTTCATAATCATGAATCCGATTTTAAGTTTGATAATAACTATAAAGAAAAGTGGATTAATATAAAAGGCATGAAAGAGAGGTCCGAGTATGTAATGCGTGTATACTCGCCCCTTGTTGAAGACCTTACTTATGGAAGAAAATTTCTTGATGTTGGTTTTGTTGAACCATACGCAATCAAATTCATGGAAAAGAGGGGGTGGATTTCCACCGGCATTGACATCATTGATAATGATTACATTACAGAAGATTACAATAAATTTGAATTTAACGATAAATTTGATTTCATTCATTTGGGACATGTTTTGGAAAGCGTGGACTCAATCCAAGATTCGTTCAAAAAAACAAAAGAATTACTTGCAAGAGATGGGTGCGTTCTAATAACACTTCCTTGTCCTGAGATTTTGTTTTCAACAGGAATCAGGGATTTTGGCCACTTCCCAAAATGGAAAGAAAAGTGGATTCTTCCCTCACGGAGTGAAATAGAAAAACTTGCCATAAAAAATGATTTGAAATTGGTTTTGTATAGAAAGAATTTTGAACAAAGGTATCCATCATGGAACGACGCACATTATTTATTTACAAACGAATAAAGTATTTAATTATAATATTATTTTTTTGCATTAACGCTTTTGCTGACGGTGGGGCTGTTGCAACGTTTCCAACTAAATTTGAGGAAGAAGACGGATCACCGTCCGTTCCAGCAACAAGAAAGGTAATTGTTGATAACGGCACGATTACAGATGAGGGCAATCGAATTGTTCGAATGACAAGATTTGTGTCCGCTCCATCGTATCCTTACACAAGTGGAAGTGATGGATTAATGTCTTTTGATGCAAATTATTTATATGTTCACAATGGAACAGAGTGGAAAAGAATCGCGTGGGGTTCTTGGCCCGTTGGGCCATTTGCGCTTTTACTTGAAAGCGGCGGCTATTTTTTGCTGGAAAGTGGCGACAAACTACTATTGGAGTAAATAGTGAGAAAAACATTTCTGACATCATTGTTATTTGTAATAATGTCATATAGTCAATTATATGCACAAAATGACGAGAAATTGACTGATCTCGACGCGATTGCGAGTCCTGCGTTGACGGATGTCATGTATATTGTTGATGATCCAAGTGGAACGCCTGCGAGCAAGAAAATTACTGTTGGAAACGTCCTTGGAGTTGGTAATGACATAGACTCAAATGGTGATGTCACGGTAACAGCGGCGGACATTTCAGATCAAAACGCCGGGACAGACATCACGGCTGACCTTGAAGAAGAAACCCACGCCAGTGAACATGAGAGCGGCGGGGCTGATGCGATAGATGTTAGTGGTTTGACCGGTGCGGATGAAGATGACGTGACAGATGATGATATCGATGACCTACAGAATGTTGCCATTGCGTCTCACGTTAACGCACAGATTTTAATTTATCAGTCCGCAACGGATGATTGGAAAAATAAAACCGTAAGTGGCGACGCGACGCTCGGTGCTGATGGGGCGTTGACACTCGCCAATGATTGCGCTGGTGATAATGAAATTGATTACGCAAATGTTACGTTGGCCGATTTTACGGATGACCTTGGTGAAGACCCGACGCATACTCACACAACAAGCACAATCAGCGGTCTTGATATCTCAGCCGATACGAATCTAACAGCTGGGGACCATATCACGTTGACGGATGACGATCTTGATGTTGACGATGATTTTCTGCTTAACACTGGAGATGCGGGGACGGGAGCTTATGACTTCGGTGGTGCGGACAGTCTTGAAGTCCCAAACGGAGCGGCTCCGACTGTTGACGCAACTGGTGAAATGGCCGTTGATACTGATTGCATCACACAGGGTATGCTAATCATGTATGCGGCAAGTGCCAAGGTTTACACGGTCGCCACGACCGACACCCCGGCAGATAATGAGATTCCGAAATACGATTCCGCGAGTGGAACCATAACTTGGGAGGCCGATGCAAGCGGTTCCGGTTCCGGCCTCTGGCGTCTCGATCTCCCGATCCAAAGCGGAAAACTGGGCGGTGCAGACATTACGAACCCTATGGCAATTGACGGCGGGGATCGACCTTGGGAAGGGTTGTTCGATGATTCGACCGATGAGGAGGTCGTCTGGCAGTTTGTCATGGGCAACGATTATGCGGGCGGCGATATTTTGGTCACGATTGTTTTCTCCTGTGCTACAACGCAGAGCGGTGACAAGGACGTTGAGTTTGATGCGAAGTTCATGGCCACGACCCCGAGTTCCGACAGCGAGGACTTCAATTCTGACGGGTACGATTCAGTTCAAACCGTGGATCATGATTTAGCAACGGACCAGACCGCCGGGTATCCGAGGGTGGCGCAGATCACGTTTACCGTCACGCAAGCCGACGAGATTGCGGCTGGTGATATTTGCCGGTTTCATCTTATGCGGGACGTTTCTACTACAGACGACGCCACGGATGACGTTGAGGTTCTTGGCGTAATATTAGAGGAGCAAAGCTAAATGAAAAAATTGATTGCAATGCTGTTATTTTGCGCCTCGACGTTCGGGGCGATTTCCGTTGTGTATGACGAGGACGGCAAGGTCACGAGAGCGCGGCTGACCGGGAACGGGTTGCAGGGCGAACGTGTGTTGGTGTACCGCAACGAGGACGCAGAGTATATTCCGGTCCGGAATATTTTGCTCTCCACGTCACGGAAATGGCTCCGGGTTGTTGACGGTGAACTTACGGAGCTTTCGCAGGAGGAGAAGGACGCTATTATTGCCGCAGAACAGGCGGCGGCAGAGGCGGCGCAGATTACGAGTTCCCGGGCCGAAGCGGTAGGATATATCACGGCCAATGATGGCCGGTCGAAATTGATTCGTGCGGCCCTGAAACTGATTGCGAACTCTCTCGTGGAAACCCGGAGCAAGGTCAATGAGATCGCGGCGCAGGTCAATGCGGCGTCCGGGTCCAGTATCGAACCGCTCCCGAACCGTGATTGGAACGACCTTGTGAATGCAGTTCAGAACATCATCGAATCGAGGCAAGCGGATGAATAAATTTCTCGTATTCGTTTTATCGTGCCTGATCGTCTGGACGTGTTTTGCGGC